ATGAGCTGGGAGGTGCGGCAGACACGCCGCTTCGCCCGCGCCTACAAGAAACTCCACGACAACGTCGTCGCCACCGTCGATGACGCGGTGGAGGTTGTTTCTGAAAACCCCGACGTCGGCGAAAAGAAGAAAGGCGATCTAGCCCGCCTCTGGGTCTATAAGTTCCGCAGCCAAGGCCAGCTCTATCTTCTGGGCTATACCCGTGAAGACGAGCTGCGCCTGATCTATCTCGAGGCCGTCGGCCCCCACGAGAACTTCTACCGCGACCTGAAACGCTGACGGATCACTGGGCTCCGGTCGTGCCGCGCTTGCCGTGACGGGGATCAGAGTCGAAAATTAGTCCCAGCTCGTCAGCCCTGGCGTTGTCCACAGCGATCTCGCGATCGATGTCCTCGGCGTCGTAGCCGAAGGCTGAGATCGCCTCGGAGCGGCTCATCAGGCCTGACTGGATGGCGGTGAGCATGGCGTTGAACTCCTTCTGCGGATCCACCCACTGCCAGCCTTGCGGGATCCACTTCACGGCACGCCAGCGGCGACGTTCATTGGCATAACCAGGCAGCTCAAGGGTTCCTGAAAGCACCGCCTGATCCATCCAGGCGTTCCACACCGGGCGACAGAACTGGTGCACGATCACCCCGTGCTGGATCGCCTCACAACGGCGGCGAAACTCCAGCAATCCCGCGCGGATCGACGAGTAGTTCACCTGCGTGAGGTCACCGGTGAGCATTTCGTAGGTGATGCCCATCGCCGCGGCTACCGCTCGAAACTGCTGGCGCATGAAATCGGCATAGGCGTTTCCCAGATCAGCCGGATCGGAGAACTTCACGTCCTCACCGGGTTCCAGGATCTGCAAGGTGCCGGGTTCCAGGCCGGCAAGCGCTGCCCCCGACGCATCCCCTTCTCCTTCACCCATCAGGTTGTCCTCAGGACTCTGGCGGGTGATGAAGCCGGCGAACATGGCGGCGGTCTTTTTGCGCACCAGCTCGGCGTCGTCGTACTGGTCCAGCTCATCGAGTTTGATCAGGGCACGGGCCAGCCAGGGCTCTCCGCGGAGCTGTCCCGGACGCAATGGCCGGAACAGGTGGATGACCTGATCGGCCGCCACGCGTACAATGGTGAGCCGATCGGCGCCGGGTTGTGTGGCGGCATCGTTCGGATGCACCCGGGTCATGTGGTAGGCGACGCGGCGGCCGAGTCGATCGAACTCGATGCCGGCACGAATGGTGTTGCCGTTGTCGGCCAAGGTGTTGAGCGTGGTCGGTACATGCTCCGACTCCAGCAGCTGCAACTGCAGCGGCACGCTCATGCCGTCCTCCGGCTGGCGCGGGCGCATTCGGATGAAACACTCGCCGCCCTCCAACATCGCCCGGCAGGCAAGCGCCTGCAGGCCGTAGAAGTCGGTGAGCCCCACGCTGTCAGCCTCATCCGACCACTCCCACCACAGCGCCTGGATCTGTTTGCGAAGTTCGGCGTCGTCGATCAGGCTCTGCGGTTTGATACCAGTGCCGACGGCGTTGGCGACAAACGCCTCGAGGCCCGCCGCCGCCCAGGCGTTACGGCGCACCTGGTCGCGGCTTTTGGCCCGCAGCTGATCGAGCGTATCGGCAAGCGCGTCTGCGGGACCGGGATTTCCTACCCACCAGGCGAGTGTTCGCCGGCCGTGTCCTGCCGCGTCATAGGTGGGCTTCGCCCTGCCGAAGCGGGCGCGAAAGAAATCGATCACCCCCACGCCTCAAAGGCCCTTGTCGGTGGTGACGCGGATCTGGCGAACCGGGGGGCGTCCCTGATTGCGTGCGAGTTGCGCGTCGATCTCGCGCAGTGCCTCACGAAGCTCCTCCACCGAACGGTACTCCACTGTCTTGTCGCCAAAGGTCACGCGTCGCTCGCCCTTGGCCAGCGCCCGCTCCAGGGCCTCGCGATCGGCTTGGGTCCAGGCCATATCAGGCGCCTGCCAGTGCGGCCAGTTCGAGCACCAGATCGGTCTGTGGTCGGTTGCCGTTCTGGAACACGACTCGGGCGAAGCGGCCTACCGGCCGTCCCTGTACGGTGAAGTAATCGCTGCCGCTGTCCGGTTGATACCAGGCGACATTGGCATCGAGATAGAATCCGGCGCCCGGTAGCCAGCGGGTGCCGTCCACTGAGGTCTGGATCTCCATCGCTTCGTTGCGCGAGGCGGTGCCCAGTTTGCGGGCGATCAGCAGCGTGTATCCGTGCGATTCACCGAGGTCGATCGGATCGGTGGTAACACTCTCGCCGCGTTCCAGCGCCCCGACAGCAAAAACATCGGCACGCATGCCGCTCGCCGATGATCCCGGAGCCTGGGCGCCGAGCAGCCGGCCTTCGGCATCGCAGGCGATCAGCCGCCTTTCGTCGATGCCGGTGTCAGGGTTGTGGTAGACGCCTTCGATTACACTCATGTGCGATTCATCCAGGAACTCTTGATTACGCTCCGCTTCGCTCGCGGGCGGCTTGTTTTCGATTCAGGGTTGGTGGTGGTTACCGGCATCAGTTGACGTTCCAGTTCGCGCCAATGACGCTCCTCGAAACGGTCGAGCCCCGCGGCACTGGCCGCGGCACGGGCGTAGACATAGCAGTCGAGCGCCTCGTTGCGCTCGCGCAGCTTCTGCCACTCGCGTACCGGAAAGCCGTTTCGGTTGCGCCGGGTGATTAACTGCTCGGCGCAGAGTTGCTTGACGAACTCCGCGTCCACCTTGGGCAGATGGACATAGCCTTCCGGGTATTGGATCTCGCCGTCCTCGCTGACCTCCACGGTCTTGCGCAGGTTGTTGTAGAACTCGAGTTTGGCGATGGCGCCGGCCACTGCGAACACCTTGATGCCACGTCGCAGCCGCTTGCCGTCGGCTGTCACATCCACCGCTGTTGGCATACCCACTAACGCCGCGCCTCGAGCCACACCCTTGACCGCCATAAGTCGGCTATCCCGCATGCGGCGTACAAAGGAATAGGTCTCTTGGGTTGCGAACCCGGTGTCGATGGCAAAGCGCACCAACGGCAAATGGGTGCCGCTGTCGTGGGTCCATGTTTCATTCAACAGTTCGGCCAGTTGCTTCCAGACAGCATCGCGGGCGGTATCACCCATGAGCACCCGGTGCTCAATGAGCCACGCTTCTTTGCCGCGACCAAAGGCCCAGACCGAGGCCTCGATACGATCCTTCTGTACGTCGGCGCCACCGACCAGAAGGAGGCCACCAGCAGGAATGACACCGATGCGATAATCCTCTCGCCGCTCCAGTAGACGCTCCCAGTCAGGCGCTTCACCTTCCTCCACCCAGGTCTCACCCAGTTCGGTGTTCTTGAACGCCTTGAGCCGGGTAGCGGAACCTTGCGCCTGTTCCCAAGCCGTTGCGATATCCGCCCAGGAGCGCCAGCCCAACGGGCTGTAGAGCGACGACAAATGAAAACCCACGGTCTTGCCCGCATTCTCGGGCGTCATGGCGCGCCACTCGCCCTGCTCGAGCATCCAGGTCTTGTGTTGTTCCTGGATCTCGTCTTCGCAGGATTCGCAGACGTAGTGAGCGGTCTCTGGCTCACCCCATATCCAGCGCAGCTGTTCGAAGCGCAGCCACTGCCGGTGCCCGCAGTGCGGACAGGGCAAGAAGTAGCGACGCTGGTCCGAGGATTCGAACTCGCGTTCGATCGGACTCACTCCCGATACCGTCGGTGTAGAAACGATGAGTATCTTGCGACGCGCAAAGGTGCGCGTACGCGCCTCGGCCAGCTGGATGGCATCACCTTCACCATCAACGTCAGCCGGATAACCATCCACCTCGTCGAGAAACAAATAGCGCACCGGCATTGAGCGCAGGCCCACTGCGCTGTTGGCGCCGGTCATCACCAGCACACCGCCACGGAACTCCTTGGCCAGCACCGTATTGCCGGCATCACGCGAACGTGACGGCGAGATGCGCTCGGATAGCGCAGTCGACTCCTCGATCAGCGGATCGATACGTTGCTTGGAGTTGCGCTTGGCCATCTCCACCGTGGGAGAGACTGCCATCATCGGGCCCGGCGCCAGGTGGATGCAGTAGCCGATCCAGTTGTTGCCGCACTCGGTGCCGCCTACCTGCGCACCCTTCATAAACACCACCCGCTCAACCGGCGAGGCCGGCGACAGGGAGTCCATGATTGCCTTCAGGTATGGGGTACGCCGGGTCGCCCAACGCCCCGGTTCAGAGGCCGACCTGGACGAGAGCATCCGGTAGCGATCGGCCCACTCAGAAACAGAGAGCTGCGGATCGGGTGTTAGCCCCTCGCGCCACGCGCGGTCGATGGCGTCAAAGCCTTCATACTCGAACACAGCACATGTCAGTCCACCCTGGGGGCGGGATCCCCGAGTTCCTCGAGGTGGCGGCGCACCTCACGCTCAAGCAGCACATGCAATGCGTGCGCATCGACGCTCAGCTCTGCCGCCATCTGGCTCGAGACCCGGGCCGGCCAGTTCAGCCAGGCATCTCGTTCGGCCCGCGCCAGCTTGAACACGTGAGCCAGCGCCTTGGCACGATCGACCAGTTCTCCCTTGAGACGGGCAAGGCGTACCTTGGCGGTCTGAGCCTTGAGCACCTCATTGGCGGTGCGGGCCTGCAACAGTGTCGTGCCACCAGCGGGCAATGCCGTTTCTCCAGTGGCCTCCCGTACCGCATTGATTGCTTCCACCGGCACCGCTCGCTGGGCCTGGGCCTTGCGTTGTTGCGAAGTGTCGGTGTTGGCCGCCCACTCTGCATCGGCCTTGTTCGGATCGATGGTGCCGTCCGGCTCAGGCGTGATGCGCCCGGCCTTGATGGCCTTGCGCACTGCCGCATCCGACACCCCGCGATGGCGACCGTAGGCCCGGATGGAAATCCCCATAGCACTATCTCATTGTTTTTAATCGAATATTTATCTGATAAATAAGCAGAAATGAGTTGATAAGCATGCCGAAGGAAGCGTTCATGTCACCACGGTCAAGCACAAACGGAGACAACCAGATGAACGCAGCCAAGCCCAAAAACCGCTACACGATCACCTTCCCAGGCGAGCGCGCCATGACCTTCACCAAGGAGAAGATCCAGAGCCCGACCCTGCTCAAGGCCATCGCCTACATCGAGCGGGAACCTGGCTGCTCCGGCCTGACCCTCGAAAACGGCACCCAGATCAACCTCGCCTGAGGAGAGCCACCATGAACAAGAAACCCACCGCCATCGACGTCTTTATTGCCAGGAAAGCCGAGATCGACACCATGCTGAAACGGCTCCAGGCCTTCAGCGACAACCACTTCGACACCGCACCCGATGAAGTGAACTGGGGCGATGTCGGCAGCCTGGGTCACGTTGCCGAGCAACTCAAAGAGATCACCGACTTCGTCTTCGGCGAAGGCGAATACGCTGAATAAAACCCGACAGGAGAACCAAAACCATGAAACTGACAGCCACCCAAGAAAACATCCTTCACGCTGCCGCCGGCCGACCGAGCCGCGACATCGAACCTTTACCATCCAATGTGAATGCCGGCGTCCGCCAGCGGGTCATCGATGGACTGCTGAAACGTGGATTGGTCGAATTCAAAGGCGGCATCTACCGCATCAGCACATCTGGATTTGTCGCCATCGGCATTCCGGCCAAGACCGACAAGTCAGCCACGAGGTCCGGCACCAAGCAGGCGCGAATGATCGAACTGATGCGCCGACCTCAGGGGGCCAGCATCGATGAGATCGTGGCGGAAACCAATTGGCTGCCACACACAGTGCGCGGCACCATGACCAATGCGCTCAAGAAGAGGTTGGGGCTCACTCTGACTTCCGAAAAGGCGGACGGCGAACCGCGGCGTTATCGGATTATCTGACCCTCACGCTTCCTCAGGCTCAAGCGTTTTCTCGGACGCTTGAGCTTCTTGTTCTTCAGCGCTGAGTCTTTCAACAGAAGTAGTAGTGAAGGTCTCACCGGATTCACCCAGTACAGCGTCTTCACCTGTGTACTCCTGCCAGCGCCGGATGATCACATCGACGTATTTTGGATCGAGTTCAATCAGGCGAGCCTGACGCCCACTCTTTTCGCAGGCGATTAGAGTGCTTCCAGACCCACCGAAGGGATCCAGGATGATGTCCCGGCTCTTACTGGAATTGCGCACCGCGCGTTCGACCAGCTCCACCGGTTTCATGGTGGGGTGCAGATCATTCTTTGCCGGTTTGTTGAAGAACCAGACGTCTCCCTGATCGCGCGCACCGCACCAGAAGTGTTCCGAGCCTTCGCGCCAGCCGTAGAGAATGGGCTCGTATTGGCGTTGATAATCGGAGCGCCCCAAGGTGAAAGTGTTCTTGGCCCAGATGATGAAGGTGGACCATTTACCACCAGCGTCACGAAAGGCCTGCTGCAATGTATCCAGTTCACTGGATGACATGGCGACGTAGCAAGCGCCTTTGGTCACCTCGAGCAGGTTAGCCAGCGCCGCTTTTAGAAACTCATAGAAGCCTTCGCCTAGATTGTCGTTCATGATGCGCCGGTCTTTGCCGCGCATCTTGTCCTTGGCCGAGTTGCCATAGTCCACGTTGTAGGGTGGATCGGTGAAGACCATGTCGGCTAGCTGGCTGTCCATCAGCATAGCCATATCGTCCGCGCTGGTGGCGTCGCCACAGAGCAGGCGGTGTTCGCCCAGGATCCAGAGATCGCCGGTGCGACTCACCGCCAGCGCCTCTATCTCGGGTACGGCGTCGTCCTCGGTCAGGCCGGCTTCCGGTTCCGATTCCAGCAGTGCGTCAAGTTCCTCATCGCTGAAACCAATGAGCTCAAGATCGAAATCGAGATCTCGAAGTTCGGCCAATTCCAACTGAAGCAGTTCTTCATTCCATCCGGCATTCTCGGCGATCTTGTTGTCGGCGATTACCAGCGCCCGGCGCTGTGCCTCCGTTAGATGCCCGAGCACGATCACCGGCACCTTCTCTAGTCCGAGCTGCTGTGCAGCCAGCAATCGCCCATGACCGGCGATGATGACGTTGTCGTCGCCCACCAGGATGGGATTGACGAAACCAAACTCGGCAATCGAGCCGGCTATCTGCGACACCTGCCCTTCATCATGGGTGCGTGCGTTGCGCGCATAGGGGATCAGGCGCTGGAGCGGCCAGTGCTCCACCGATTCGATCGTGGTCGATTGCATTCGATAACCTTGGGATGAAAGTGCGAACCGCGAACCTGCGAACCCGGTTTTCTCGGGCAACGCTAGCGAAATGCCGCGCCTCCGCCCCCCGCATGGCTTTTTGTCCAGGAAGGACCCGTTGTATTCGGTGTGAGTGGGAGGCCCAGAAACGACGAAGGCCGCAGAATGATCCGCAGCCTTCGAACACGCTTCTCTCGCGATATTAGAGCAATCCTAACGCAAAAACGGGAAAAGTGTTGCAACCTGACTGGCGGTCGATTTACGCGCGAGTACGCATGGTTTTGTGATGGTTCGCGACGAGCCGCAATCTCACGAAATCTCACTCTCTTTGATCGGTGTGGATGCGGCATTCAACTGTACCGCCACCGTCAACAGCGCTCGCTGCCAACGTCGCCAGGCCGTCGTCCGGTCACAACCGAAACGCCTGCAGATGTCACGCCAACGATATCCATCCGCTCGCATCCAGACCAAATGACGGTCCTCCTCGGCGAGCCATAGCACCCAGCCCATGGTTTCCTCCATGCGGTCGATCGCGGCTGGGTCCGGCGGGAAGCGGTACAGCGCATCGTCACCCGAGAAGGTTTCCCACGGCTGGCGCAGGATGGCCGGCCAAGTGTTGAAGTAACCCTGCACCCGTACCGGCGGCAGACGATGGGCGGTCAGGGCAGCTTCCTGGAATCGCTCGGCCACCTGCTCGCTCGTCCATTCAGCCATGGCGCGCCTCCCGGCAACCATAGAGCCGCTCGCCTATTCGTTTCACCAATTCCCGCTCAACCCAGTCAAGGCGTTCATCGTCGGGCGAGATCACCAGGATGCCGTCCTCGCGCCAACCATCGCGCTTGATGGCCTCGGGATCTGTTCGCTTGGGCTGCAATCGACCAAGCGGACAGCGGTAACGCGGATTGGGCACGCTCATGCCACACCTACCAGTCGGGTGTCGATCACCCAGTGCAGCAGCGCCAGGGCATCGGCCTCGTTGTCGTCGGCGGGGTGATGACCGCGTTGGCGTACCGCCTGGATGACCTTTGCTTTGCCCGCGTTGCCCTTGCCAGTGACATGGCGCTTGATGGTGCCCACCGGCACGCCCTCGTAGGCGATGTCGTGCTGTTCACACCAGGCCGATAGATGGGCCAGGAAACCGCCGTAGGCATGGGCGGCGTCGACACCCAGGTGACGGCGGACCTCCTCGAAGTAGATGGCGTCGATCTGACTCACCGTGGTCAGCATCCGATCGAGCCAGTGCTTGAATCGGAGGAAGCGCATGCCGCCGCCCTGGTAGCGGTCGTGTTTGAATTCAACCGTACCGCTGGTGATGAGGGCGTCGGACGAGCGCAGCGCCCATCCGGTCTTGGTGCCGAGGTCAAGACAGAGCACCGTCATGCAGGCCGAGGCCAACCCACCCTTCTCCCCGGGATGAAGAGCCACCCCCTGGGGCTCTTCTCTCCCGTAGGGAGAGGGGGTCTGCGTGCAAACTGGAAATCGATCTGAAACCTGCGCGGTTGCTGGGTTTCGGGTCAGTTTGCAGGGGGTGTCTGCAATCTGGTCCCTGCAAACTGCAAACTGGCACAAGTCATTGTTTTCGCTAGATTCCAGTTTGCAGGCAGTTTGCAGATTGCAGCAAACTGGCCCAGTTTGCAGACTACCCGCGCGGGTAGCGGTGTCGGCGTTTGTCGGTTGGTTCATGTTTGCTCCTCCTCGTGGTAGATCCAGACGTCCGGGTCCTCGACGGGCAGCACCGCGCCGGTCTGCGGACATTTGTAATGGGTGGGTCTGACGGCCAGGTTCGAGCGGGTGATTTCGCCCGTGTCGGTGTCGACCTGCTCCTTGCCCGGCAGGGTCATCTGCTCGACGCAGAGGTTGCCGAACTTGCTGCGAGTCAGCGGCGGCAGGCCGTAGTCTTCGGGATTGCGGAAGAACTTGATGTAACCCTTGGTGGCCAGCACGGCCAGCCGCTCGTTGATGGTGCGGTTGGCGCCGAGCCCGGCCTTGCCCTCGAAGGACTCGGCGAACTGGTTGGCGGTGTAGATCCGACCGGCGGCGGCCTCGTCGAAGATCAGCTGCAGGATTACGTCGCGTTTGCGGCGGCGCTCAGCGTCCAGGCGTGCGCCGTGGTCTTGATTGACCAGGCGCTCGCTGTGTTGATCGAGTTCGACCCAACGACCGCCGGACTTGTCGACCCGCTTGGGCGGCAGGCCCGGACCGTTGCGCAGCTCGAATACCAGCATGCGGTCCATGCGGCTCTCATCCGGACGGTAAAGCAGCATGCCGGTGGTGTAATAACCGCGTAGACTGCCCGCGCCGGAAAGCGCCAGGAACGGATCTTCCTCGATCTGCTTCTTACCGATCTTCTTGGTGTGGTGGGCCAGGATGACGCCCGCCTCGGGATTGACCGCGTCGCGCAGTTGCTCCACCCGCTCGCGCAAGAAGAACAGCATGGCATTGTTGTCGTTCTCGCTCGCACCATCCGGCCCGCCGTCGAAGACGTTGCGGATTGGATCGATGACCAGCACATCCAACGGCGGCTCGGCAAAGGCCTCCCGCATCGCCAGGGCTACCTCGGCCATGCCGTCGTCGTTGAGCACCAGCTTGAGTTGCGGCGTGACCTTGAGATTGCCTGCCGCCTTGGCTGCAACCGTCGGCGGCAGCTGCATCGCCTGAAAGCGCTCGCGCAAGTAGTGGTACTGCACTTCGGCCTGCAGATAAAAGACACGCAGCGGCCTGGGCGGGTTGAGTTCCAGAAACGGCTCGCCCGCCGCCATGTGGGTGAGCATGGTGAGCAGGAAATCGCTCTTGCCCACTTTGGGCGCGCCTCCGAATACGATCATGCCGCCCGGCGTCAGTACCCTGGGCTCGATGAGATCGTCGGGCATGGGGGACTTGTCCGCCAACAGCTGCCCCAGGCTGAACACCGGTATCCCCGGAGCACCGTGGGCCTCGGATCTCGGAGCGGATTGGAGGAAGGCGGTAACGTTAATCTTTTCCGCCACCGCGTCAAAGGCGTCCCATTTCTCCGGCTTGTCGGAAGGCGGCTCGAGGATAGCCACCGATGCCACACCTGAACGGAGCAGCACCTCCCGCACACGCTCGGCGTATTGGAGCCCTGCCTCATCCTTGTCCGGCCAGATCAGCACGCGCTTCCACTTGAGCGGCGACCAGTCGGTCTTGTCCACCGGCGCGTTGGCACCGTTCATGGCGGTGGTCGCCGTGATGCCCTGATGGATGAGCGCATCGGCCGCCTTCTCGCCCTCGACCAGCACCACCTCCTGGGAGTTCAATAGCCCGGGCTGGTTGTAGAGCGGCCTCGGGTTGGGTGCGCGCATCTTGCGTGCTTGTACGTCCCACGGTCGGTACTCCTTACCGTCCGGGGTGTCGTAGCGGTAGACGCAGGCGATAAGCTTCCCCTCACCGTCGTGGTAGTCCCATTTGGCCGACCAGGGTCCGAGGTCGTCGACCGGCGGTTTATATGAAGTCGTTGGAGACACGGCAGGTGGGGCGTCGCCCAACCAGCGGCTGATCTCGCGCACCAGCTCAGGAAACTGTCGCTGGCTGTCCAGGTTGAGGTTCGCCGCCCAAAGATCAAAAATATCGCCACTCTCGCCGGTGGCGAAGTCGATCCACATGCCCGCCTTGGGGCCTTCGAGCTCCACCACCAGGCTCTTGCCAGGATTGCCCTGGAGGTCGCCGATAAAGAACTGCCTGCCGCGGGTCTTGCCGTTCGGAAACAGCCAGGCCAGCACGTCCGACAAACGTTCCAGCAGGCGCGCCTTCAATTCCTTGGCGTCGAGACTGGATTCGGCGAGTGAAACCTCCTGGTCAGGCGCGTCGTTGAAGTCGAGCCAGACGATGTTGTCCGCCATCAAGACCCGCCTCCCCAGCACCGGTCCTGCCAGGGGCAGAACTTGCACTCGTAGTGGGTCGGATCGTTGGCCAGGCGCGGGAGCAACTCGTGGGCGTCACAGGCCTGCAGGATGCGCACGCCCCGGTCCGAGGCACGCTGCGCCAGTTCACCGTTGAACGGCACTTGCTCGAAATAGAGTTCGGCGGTGTCTTTATTGATGGCGGTAAAGAGCGCCGGGGTTTCACTAATGCCGGGGACCTGCGGTTCCATGTAGGCCTGGTAGAGCGCGATCTGCGCGGCATAGACCGGTTTGGAAAGCATCAAGCCGCGCTTGACCGTATCTTTCCACGACTTCGCGTTGAGCGACTTGCACTCCCAGAGCGCCGGGTAACCGAGCCCCAGCGATTCCGGTCCCGCGGCCAGGATCCCGTCCACATGGCCCTGGATGCGGCCACCAGCGGCAGAGAAGCCATACTGCCCTCCTTGCGAGGTCTCTGTGTGGACATCGAAGCCGGCCTGCCGCAGCCAGCGGATGGCGAGGTCCTCGAACACATGTCCGGCCTCGAAAATACGCAACGTGGTTCCAGAGAATTCGCGGCCCGGATCGACCGGGGCCTGCAGGTATTCATACTGCAACGCCCGGTCACAGGCGACGCCAAGGCGGGACGCGCCGAGGTAGGCACGCGGTGTCTGAGCATCCTGTTCAGCGGCCAACGCCTCGTCGATAAAGCCCGTCACCCGCTCGCTGAAGGAGTCGGAAGAGTTGAAATCCAGCATTCTCCACCCCCTCAGAACGGCACGTCTTCGGGCGTGAGTTCCCGCAGGTTGTCGAAGTAGGTGGTGATCACCACGTCGACCATCTGCAGGATCTCCTCCCGGCTGTATGCCGACAGCGGCTTATCCATTCCGACCGATGCCACGTACTCCCCGAGGTGTGGCAGTACCGCTTCCATGGCGGTCTTTTCGTTGTGGGTGGGATCAATCACGACGCCACCTCCTGCCTTGAGGCGCATTGCGTGCAGGGTCTGGCACCGCATCGAGCAGAAGCGTTTGAATTGACGCTTCACCCCAGGTCGCGGCGGCGACACCCAGCAGAAGCCCCGTCCTTCCCGTCCGCAGACCGCACATATCACGCCGCCTCCCTGTCGTCCGCCGCACCAAACACCCGGGATTGGATGTCGCGCTTGTTGAATTGGAAGGCCAGCAGGCAGGAGGCCTGGTAACGGGTGAGGCCGAAGTCCTGACGGTATGCGGGCGGCAGATAGCGCAGCTGTTGCTGGGTCGCAGCCTGGTTCAGCCAGCGTCGGGACTTGAGCGCGGTATCTTCCGACTCGTGCTCGTTGAGCCAGTCGTCCGCCGCCGCTAGGCAGACCGTGCGCTCGCCGAGCGCGAGCAGGCTTGTTCTCAGGTTCTTGCCGCCGCCGACGCCGTACCAGCGGCCGTTGAGGAAGAAGACACCGGCCCAGGCGTCAAAGCCGGTGGCCATCAACGCGCCGTCGTCGCCGAACAGGTCGCACCAGCGGAACGATGAGCGCTTGAGCAGGTCGAGTTCCGACATAACGAAGTCGGTCAGTTCGATTTTCCCCTCGGATTCAGCGCGTTCCCAACGGTGGCCACAGAGCGGACACTCCATGGATGCCGCGGGTACCTGTGCACCACACTCTGGACACTCCTTCTGAGGCGCTTCCCCAGTGAAGTCCCGGCCGTCCAGATTGACGTCCTGCTCCAACGAGCCGTGCATCAGCGTACTGGTACCGAAGTCGAGAATGATGCAGTCGGTCTTGGTGACGCCCGGATACTCGTTGGGATCGACGGTGCGCAGACCGCGGCCGATCATCTGGATCAGGGTGGACTTGAAGGAGCTGGGACGCAGCAGGACGACGCAGTCGGCCGGCGGGTGGTCCCAGCCCTCGGTGAGCACCGCGACATTGACCACCACCTGCGCCTCACCTTGCGCGAACTGGGCCAGTGCATCCTTGCGCTCGCTGTTGGACAACTCGCCGTGGACGAGGACGGCGGGAACGTCGGCGGCATGGAAGGCATCGACAACATTGCGGGCATGGCCGACAGTGGAGCAGAACACCACCGTCTTGCGGTCACCGGCCTTCTCCTTCCAGTGGCGGATGATCGCCTCGGTGATGGGCGCCTTGTTCATGATGGCGTCCACCTCGGCCATATCGAAGTCGTCGGCGGTGCGCTTCACGCTGGACAGCGCACCCTGGGTACCGACGTCGACGACGAAGGTGCGCGGCGGCACCAGGTGGCCGGATTGGATCAACTCGCCCAGCGTGATCTGATCGGACACGTTGCTAAACACCGGACGCAGCCCTTTGCGGTCACCGCGGTTGGGCGTGGCGGTCACGCCGAAGACGGCCAGCTCCGGATTACGCTCCCGGGCATGGTCGATGACTCGCCGGTAGCTAGGCGCAGCGACGTGGTGTGCTTCGTCGACCACCAGCAGGTCCACTGTCGGCATGCGCTTGAGGTTGGCCTCGCGAGAGAGGGTCTGGACCATGGCGAAGGTGGCCTGGCCGGACCAGGATTTCTCCCGGGCATCGAACACGGAGGTTTCGATGCCGGGATTCACCTTGCGGAACTTGGCCTCGTTCTGGCTCGTCAGCTCGTCGCGATGGGCCAGCACACAGGCCTTGGCGTCGTTGTCGTCCAGCCACTCCCCTGCGACGCCGGAGAGCATGATGGTCTTGCCCGCACCGGTCGGGGCGACTCCGAGGGTGTTGCCGTGCTCGCCGAGCGCACGGACAGCGCGCTCGACGAACACCTTCTGGCGGGGTCTGAGTATCATCGTCGCCCCTCCTTACTGTGCCCAGCTGGGACGGCCGGTGGGTGCCGCGGCCGGCTGCTGCTGAGAAGCCGGGGCCTGCTGCTGTGCCGGTTGCGGAGCGACGCTGCCCATCACTCCGGCGTACTCCTTGCGGTCCGGGGTGATCGCCATCTTGATGACGTTCTTGTCCTCGCCGTATTGGTCCTTCTCCATTTCCACCTTGCCGACGAACTCGATGCCGTCGAGGTCGGCGAAGCCGCTGATGCGCCGGGCCTGCTGGGCCTGGGGCGAGCTGTCCTGCGGGTGCAGACCGCGTGCGGAGTTGAGGATGCCCTTGATGAAGGCGCGGCCCATGTTGGCCCACTCGGGCCCCTTGTTGCTGTGCAGGCCGATCAGGCTCCACATCTTGCGCCGGGCATAGGGACCGTCCAGCACCACGAACTCGCAGTTGAGATAGACCGAGCCGGTGGTCTGGTTTTGGGTGGCGTAACCGCCAGTCCAGCCCTGGGCCGGGTCGTCGTAGCCACCCGGCTTGATGGTCATGCGCACCTTTACCAAGGTGCCCTTGGGAATCAGGTCAAAGCTGTTTTGGTCGTCGGCTGAGTTGAAATCGTTCCAGGCGGATGTCATGGTCAAACTCCTTTATGTTCAGGATGAACGGTATGCCGCGAGTCCATGGATGGACTGGAGCGGTCACTTTCGATAGAGGGTTGAGGGTCGGCGGTGGAAGCGGATGGGCGGCCAAACTCAAGCCGCTCCACTGCCGGTTTTACGGGGGTGTGAATCTTCGCCATCAGGCGACCGAGGTGCGGTTCCTCGATCATCTCCAAACGGCCGCTGCGGTCCTTGGCTGGATAGCCCCAGGGATTCAGGGTGTGGTTGATGAAGGCGCGGTAGCCGTTGCCGTCGTCATCGGTCACCTCCGCCATGGAGATCACCTGATCGACAATGCCGGGCAGCTCCAGACCAGTTTTGGAACCTTCGATCTGGGGTGCGAACACCTTGCGGTTGAAGTCGTCAATCCGCTCATCGAGGATGCCGACGAACCAGATGTTCTTGTTGCGGGTGTGCTGCAGATGGGTGAGCCAGGCGATCATCTCCTGGCCGTGCAGGCCGTATGCTCCGCGTATGTCCGGCTTGCCGTTGCGCTCGCTAAATGCCTGCGGCTGGCCCTTGCACCACTGGAAGCAGAGGCGGCCCGCGACTGTGATGGAGTCGATGAACACCGTCTCGTACTTCGCCAGCACTGCCGGATCTCCGAAGCGTTCGCACACGGCGTCGAAGTGGGCCTGGCTGTATGGCTGGTCCTCGCGCAGCGCCGGGTTGGGCCCGCCAATGAAGACCGCGAAGTCGCGGCACTCTTGCCATGTCTTGGGCCGGATGCTGTCGCCAGTCCACCCCTCAATGGCCAAATCGCCGGCTTCCAGATCGAAGAACAGCGTGTTCTCCGACTCCAAGGTCCACAGCAGGCTGGTCTTGCCGATGCCCGACTTGCCGAAGATGCAGCCCTTGATGCCGCGCTTCTCGGTCAGCCGCTGGTCAGCGGATATGATGGGCAAACTCATGAGTGGCCCTCCTCGCTCGAGAAGGTATCGCCGACGCGGTGGGCACCCAGGGCGCCCCGTTTTCGGGCGAGGTCGTAGAGTTCGCGCAAAGCGTTCATGCGCCGACTGAGGGGACGGATCTCGGCTTCGAGCGCGAGGATAGTGAAGGCGATCTGATCGAGCGTGGCGTCTTCGATCGCAACCTCCTCACCATCCGAGACGATCCGTTCGGGCAGTTCTTCCAGCAGATAGGGATGCTGCTTTCTCAGTCTTTCGAGCAGGGTGTGTTTATTGAACATGGCGTTACTCCTCGATCGGGATGAGTTGGAAGGTGGGCTTACCGGTCTTGAGGGTGCGGGCCGGCGCGAATACCTCGCGCAGGTTCTCCGGCCAGGCGGTGTACTTGCGCTCGGCGACCTTGTAGGTGATATCCAGGTACTCAGTGAGGTCGTCACCGCTGGTGGCGATGCGCTCGGCGATCTCGGACAGCTTCTTCTGGTCCCAAACCGGCTTCTTGGGGAGGTCGGCCGTGATACGGACGCCGTCGTCATCGAAGTGGACAGTCCCGGTGTCCTTGCCCAGCTGGACGCGCAGTGCCTTGGCCTGGGCGTCGTACTTCAAGGCGATAGCCCCGTCGATCCACTCCTTGAGGTCCTTGGCCTGACGGAACAGATCCACAGCGGCCGATTGCAACTGCAGCAGATCCTGCGCCGGCAGTCCGGTCATCTCGGCGACGGATAGGAGCCTGGCTTCTTCCAATGTGATGGTCATGCCACACCTCCCGCCTGCGGCTGATGAGCAGGCTCGGAGGTGGAGACACGCATGTGCTGGCGCTCGTAGGCCTCGACATCTTCGAGGCGGTAGACGACGCGGCCGCCGATCTTGAGGAAGCAGGGCCCCCAGCCGATGGCGCGCCAGCGCTCCAAGGTCCGCTGGGAGAGATCCCAGCGGTCGGCCAGTTCGGCCTGATTAAGGTGTTTCACGGTCATGTCGATGTACCTCGTGGTTGCAATGAACACGGGGTAATGATGGCGGTGAGACCGTGGGAAAATCCGGGGATCGGCAGGTGGGAAAATCGGTGGTATTTTTAGTTATTTCAGTTGGTTACACTCCTATCGAAGTGATGATAGACACCCGCCCCCAGAACAAACCCAGCTTGCAAAATGTCAGAAACTTTGCTAGTTTTTCTGACATGAACAGAGGGCGACATCATGTCTACAGCCGAAACAATCCGTAATCGCGTGCTGCGAGTCCGCCGCGGAGAGCCGTTTACCAACACACGGTTCCTCAAGCTGGGCTCGCGTGCCTCTGTGGATAAGACGCTGTCCCGCCTGGTTGAGGAAGGCGTGATCCAGCGGATTGCTCGGGGGGTTTTCGTGCGTCCCAAGAAAAGCCGGTTTATCGGTAGCGTCATGCCTGACGTGGCGAAGGTCGTAGAAGTCATGGCCAGGGATCACGGTGAGACGATCCAGGTTCATGGCGCGGAAGCGGCTCGCCGTTTCAAGCTATCGACTCAGGTGCCTACCATGCCGGTCTTCTACACCAGTGGGCCAAGCCGGGAACTCAAGGTCGGCAACCTGACCGTCAAACTAAGACATGCCAGTCACCGAAAACTTCACCTGGCCGGGAAGCGTCCAGGCCTAGCGCTGTCGGCCCTTTGGTACTTGGGAAAAAACAACGTCAACGCCAACGTGGTCGGCGCCATTCGTGAAGGACTGACTGAAGAAGAGTTTGAAACTCTGAAACACACCGACATGCCTGGCTGGATGGCAGGTGCATTGGAAAGATACAGCAAGGAAGCCGCTCATGCCTGAGCAGTTCCTGCATTTGCCGGTCGGCGACCGCAGGGAGATTCTTCAGACCGCCGCAACGCGGCTTGGACAGCAGGCAACCGTGTTGGAAAAAGATGTATGGGTCTGCTGGACATTGCAGACCCTTTTTTCCATGCCGGACGCCCACCCAATGGCATTCAAAGGCGGCACCTCACTCTCGAAGATCTATGGCGCCATCAACCGCTTCTCCGAGGACGTGGATGTCACCCTCGACTACCGGGCGTTTGATGATGACTTCGATCCGTTTGCCTCAAATGCGAGTAACAATGCCGTTAAGAAATTCAGCAAACGCTTGAAGGGCTATGTCCTTCAATATGCAAGCGACGTCGTTGCCCCATATATCGAGGCCCAGCTGAAGGCACTGCCCAGGCCGGAGGAGTACGGAATCGAAGTATCTGATGACGGTGAGAAGATCTGGGTTCAGTACCCATCAGCCGTCGAGGGCAGTGATGACTACCTGAAAAGCAGCATCCTGATTGAGCTGGGCGGTCGAAATGTTATCGATCCGAATGAGCGGCATACCGTCACGCCCGACATTTCGGCATTAGTCACCGATCTCGAACTTCCCTCGGGTGAAGTGGTTGTCCTTTCACCGGAACGAACCTTCTGGGAGAAAGCGACGCTCATCCACGTCGAGTGCAATCGCGAGGAGTTCAAGGCGGATGCCCACCGACTTTCCCGGCACTGGTATGACTTGCGGATGCTGGCCAAACATGCCTCGGGCAAGGCAGCGATCAATAACCGCGCATTGTTCGAAGACGTAGTGCGCCACAAGCAGGTTTTCTTCAACGCTTCATATGCCAATTACGAAGCCTGTTTGGCCAATGAACTCCGCCTGATCCCAAGTGATAACGCCATCGCTGAGCTACGCACGGATTACGAAAAGATGTTGGGTGCTGGAATGATGTATGGCGAATCGCCGTCATTCGACGACATCATCGATGGCATTCGTGAAATCGAAGGTGAGGCAAATACCTGGTAGGCCGTCAGGCATCCAGATAGTAGTAGCCGTTCCCTTCGCTCTTGATCAGCGTGCTCCATAGGGGATGTGGAATCCACTGACCGTTCTTTTTGTTACGCATGATGCGATGAATCTCTTCATTGGTTCGGGCTTCAGCTCGGAGCAGATCCTTATGCGCCCGACCGCCCTCGTTGTGCAGACACTCCACAACGGCCGACTGTTTCTTTGTCAGCTTGTAGGATTCGCCGTTCCAGTGGACCATGCGGTAATCGGTGGAAAAACGCAGGCCGATGCCACCGGTTGACTCTTCGGTACTGGGAACTCCTTTGAGCAGCGCATACAACACATCTTCATCAATACTAAAGTCAGTCTGATCTCGGGCCATGACTCGGTGAAGGGGAACAATTGCCTGGTCAACAGGTAGTTCAAGCCCCACCGGCTCCTGCTTGCTCGCGTACATAATGATGGCCGGTGTCTTGCCAACTTCTCGCCTCATCGCCCGCATGAATGCTGCCCGGCTCTCTGGATGACTGAGATGACGAGTGAAATAAAGGTGCGCCCGATAGCCGCCGAAGCGAGTTGATCCCAGGTGCCATAAGACGTTGTCATGCAAACAGGTCAGTCTCTGGCTTTTCGGAATATCCAACCTGTACTGAAGGAAGCCAAAAAGCCTGTCCTCATCCAACACATAACGCTTCGCAATATCCGCAACCACATGTACCCAACCCGAGGTCGCCGTGAAATATTTATACTGCTTCCGGTCGGAGTCCCAGAGCAATTCGTGAAATGAGTGATCATCGTCATCGGGCAAAACAGGAGCAGCGTCGTTTCCCGCGGGAACCAGCCACCCAGCATTGATCAGTTCGGTTGCCAGCTGGGGAAAATCCGAAAACAATGGTTCAGTACCGATGGTCATACTCGGATGTTCGATGACCCGCAGCAATAATGCGAAAGCATCCCTACTCAGTTTCCGCTCTTCCCGCATCAAGCCACCTCCTCGAGCAAGGCCCAACGCTTGAGGTACTTCTCACCGATCAGCCGCTCGCGGTCAGTGCGACTGCGCAGATCACAACCATTAGGCATGGTGATCTTTACCGGCAACACCTTGTGGCGGTTGGAGCCATTTTCCGGATGGAAGCGAATGGAAATTTGTGCCTGGGTGGGCGTGAAATTGCCCGAAGTCAGTGGATTGTGTTCACCGAAATATTCCTGGGCATATTCGTGGAAACCGATCGCTCGCTTGGCCGGCACCTCCAGCTGGACACGTCCGTCTCCGGCCAGGTCCTTGAGCTTCATCATGACGAGCTGTACGGATTCGATGCCATCCTCCACATCCCAGTCCAGTGGTTGGTCTTGCAGCAATGGTGTCAAATCATACCGCCGCAGTGGAATACTATCGGCTTCCACCTGCTGATTGAGTAGGTCCTCCGTGAAGGCCTTGGCGATGGTATCCCTGCGTTCCCGTCGTGCGGCCACCACCTCGATGACACCAGTGTCCGGCGCATAAGTGATTGCGTGTTCAGAAACCGGGCGTCGGATACGCGAGACAATGTCTTCGCCCTCGAACTCCAGATAGGAATCGGGCAAACCTTCCTGGTAGACCATCAGCTGGACCACGTCGATGTCATTGCCCTTGTCATCAGGCATCGTGCGCTCGAACAACTCCAGCTTTACCTTGTCACCCAGGCCAAACAGCGATTTGATCTTGTCCTTGAATGTGGCCAGGGATACCGGATCGGTAGCCAATGCAATCCCTTCGTCTACCTGATACCCGCTCCAGTTCTGTCCATGGCGGTACTGGTCGGCATAGCGGATATCCTCGGCGTGTCGAAACGATTGCGGCTCGTTGACATAGGCCCAATGACTACGCTCGATACCGTTTTGCAGACTGGTATACGTTGCCTGGTCTTTCACCACGCTTAACAGTGCGGCCTGACCAACCTCATCCGCCATGTGGCATACCCGTTCCGCATCAATCCTGAGCCTGGCCTGGTCCGCTTCACTCAGGTGATCGACCAACTGGATGACATTCTTGGCAACTTGGGATTGATCCTGGCTCCAGTCGACGCCGCTGACGGCGATTTTTTTATGGGCGAAGTACTCCCGCAGCCTTGCGGGAGAAGCGTGTCTGATGAAGTTTCGAACAATCGGCATTAAACGGTCCTCTTTGGTGCAGAATCACAAAAAGTTCAAGATAGCGAACCATAAAGATAGTGAGGCTTATATCGCTTGTCAAGCACCTTTTGTATCTCTATACTGAACTTTCTAGTTCAACCATTCCGAGACGAGGAGATATACCGTGGCCAACCTACTAGGGGCCAAGATCAAAGAGTTGCGCAAAGCCAAGGGATTGACTCTGGAGCAGCTTGCCGAGGAAATCGGCTCTGGCAAAAGTTACATCTGGGAGCTTGAAAACCGCGGTGTGAAACGTCCGTCTGCCGAAAAACTGGCCGCCATCGCTCGAGCCCTGGATACGACCACCGATTTTCTGGTGGACAACGGCATGACCGAACCGACCAATCAGGTCAAACGAGAAGTGTTCTTCCGCAAATTTGAGAGCCTGGACGAGGAGGATCAGCAGAAGATTGAGGACATCATCGACGCCTGGAGCAAGAAGAAGTGACGGAACGGAAGCGACCCCAAAAAGAAGCCAATCGGCTTTCACGCATACTCGACACCTTGCCTCCTGAGGAAAGGTATCCGGTCGATGTCCGCAAGGTCGCTCTCGAACTGACTCCTTCATTCAATACTGACCCCATCACCGATGTTCAGGGTCATGCCTTAAAGAATTTCGAAGGGGTGCTGGCGAAAGACCCTGCCGCCCCTCGCTGGGCCATTTTCTACAACACCAATATCGAGCACCCCGGCCGGGTGCGCTTCACACTGGCCCATGAGTTGGGCCACTACATGTTGCACCGACAAGATGCCGGTCCTAACGGTTTCGAATGCGGCACCAGCGACATGCTGCGCTACGATACCGGTTACGGAGTGCGGGAAGAGGAAGCTAACGCCTTTGCTGCCTGCCTGCTGATGCCAGCTCATGATTTCCGGCATCAGGTTGAAGGCGAACCTTTTAGTTTCGATCTACTTGGCCACTGTGCCGACCGATATGGGGTGTCTCTCACTTCGGCAGTTCTGCGTTGGCTCGAGTTTACCTCCAAGCGAGCCGTTGCCGTTTTCTCGGAAGACGGGTATATGCACTGGGCGAAGTCCAGTCCCAAGGCATTCAAGTCCGGAAAATATTTCGCCACTCGCAGCGGCCCCGTCCCTGTGCCATCCACATCTCTGGCCGCCGAACAAACCTTTTCTTTCACTGCCAGGGATGGTGTTCGCCATGCCCCCGGCGTCTGGTTTGATGAGGGAGCCGTTGAATACACCATCTACTCAGAAGAGTACGAGAAAACGCTGACCGTTCTGTTGTTGGATAACACCGGTGGATACGACCTGCTTGATGAAGAGCACGAAATGGATGCATCCGACATGTTCCGTAGGTGGGAGAACATTTCATGAAAGAAGATATCCTGGAACAGTTGGTCGATGAGTACCTTCAGCATAAAGGTTATTTCACCCGACATAACGTCAAGTTCAGACCTGACAACAAACACCCGGATTTCGATTCACGACAGGACTCAGTTCACAGCGACATCGACGTTGTCGGTATCAATCCGATTCTGCAAGGGCCAGACAAGGTCGTCGCTGTAAGCTGTAAAAGCTGGCAAGGCGGCTTCAACCCGAAATCAAAAATTGCAGAAATTGAAAACAACAAGATCGTCTCTGGCCGAGAGGCATGGAAAGGCTTTCGCGAGCTTACTCGAAAAAAATGGGCGGAAGCATTCATTGATAAAATCGAAGAAATTTCTGGCTCGCGCGAGTTCACCTATACAACGGCAGTGACCGTTCTGAAGGGCGATAAGAGCGTTTGGGAAAGCCACTCTGATTTCAGCGAAATTCTACATGGCAATCCGATCAGGATCCTCACGTTCTCAGACATCCTTAATGACCTCTGGCCCACCATCAATACCACGCCAGCATCATCCGAGGTTGGCAGAGTCCTGCAACTGATAAAGGCAGCCCGCTGGCTGGATAATCGGGAGTAACGCGACATGGAGAGAAAGGATCAACGATGCGATCAGTGCAAAGAACAGCTAAAGAAGGGACGGTATGACAAACCGCATCACGCGTTGAAAGAAATCGATACCAAAGCAATCCGTGGCTCCATGTTTGGTGGCTGGGAGGAGACAACCTATATCCGTTCGATTTGTGGATGGGAGATAACTCACTCGAACGACAAGAACGACACCGTCCACTGGTTCTAGAATTGCCATTTACGCTCACGCCGACAGCAGTAACAAGCACCACTCAACTCCCTGATGTCTATTGTCCGGCAACCGCTGGACAATATCGCTTATCAACGATTTCGAGATTTCACATGCTCACCGAGATAAGCGATGCAAAAATTTCACCCTACAGAAACATTATCTGACGAGGAACGAACGGCCGAGGTCGCTGAGATCCTTGCAACGGGCGTACTCCGCCTCCGGAATGCCCAGAAAGAGAGCGATTTTCCACTGGACTTCCCGCCCACCGGAAGCGTTCATCATGACCGTTATCACAACGGAGAAAAACAACGATGAGTGCAGATGTAATTGGCAAAGTGGCGGCGCTGCCATCACTGGAAAATGACGAACTGAAGAAACTATGGCGGGAACTATTTAATGAAACAGCCCCGCGCAAGAAGCGGGACTATCTGATCCCACGGCTGGCATGGCGCATTCAAGAGTTGGCCTACGGCGGACTCTCCAACACCTCGCAGGACCGCATCAACCGGCTGATGCGCGGCAAGGAGCAGCTCAAGCCCAGCAGCAACCGGGTTAAGCGCCCTGCGGTTGGCACCAAGCTGATCCGCGAGTATCAGGAGGTTGAGCACCACGTCACCGTCACTCGCAACGGCTTCGAGTACCAGGGCCGAACTTTCCGCAGCCTGTCCCACATTGCCCGAGAAATTACCGGTACCCGCTGGTCGGGACCGCTATTCTTCGGCCTGACGAGGAGTGGCAAATGACCAGCGACAAGAAACCGATCCGTTGCGTGGTCTACACCCGCAAGTCCTCCGAGGAAGGACTGGAGCAAGAATTCAACTCGCTGGACGCTCAACGGGAGGCGGGTGAGGCCTACATCCACTCGCAGAAGCACGAGGGCTGGATGCTGTTGCCAAACCGCTACGACGACGGCGGCATCTCCGGCGGCACCATGGACCGTCCCGGCCTGCAACAACTTCTGGCTGACGTGAAGGCCAACAGGGTCGACGTGGTGGTGGTCTACAAGGTGGACCGCCTCAGTCGCTCCCTGGGTGACTTCGCCCAGATCATCGACCTGTTCGACAAGCACGGTGTCTCTTTTGTCTCGGTCACCCAACAATTCAACACCACCAGTTCCATGGGGCGGCTGACACTAAACATCCTGCTCTCCTTCGCTCAGTTCGAGCGCGAGGTCACCGGCGAACGCATCCGCGACAAGATCACCCTGTCGAAGAAGAAGGGGATGTGGATGGGGGGCTACGTGCCACTGGGCTACGATGTAACCAGCCGCAAGCTGATACCCAATGAAGCAGAGACGGATCTGGTGCGGCGCATTTTCAATCGATTCATCCGTCTGCGCTCTACCACGTTGCTGTGCAAGGAGCTCAATGACCACGGCTTCCGAACCAAACGCCGCCGCGGTCGTGATGGACGGGTAAGTGGTGGCTATCCCTTCAACAAAACCACCCTCTACAAGATCCTCAACAACCGCATCTACCTGGGCGAGATACGGCACAAGGACAAGTGGTATCCCGGCGAACACCAGGCCATCATCGATCAGGATCTATGGGACAAGGCCCATGGCATCATGGCCAAAGATAAAACCCAGCGCGCTGCAGATGGCCGGCGACAGACTGCGGCCCCGCTCAAGGGGCTACTCTACGGTCCCGACGGCAAGGCGATGACACCCACCCACACCAAGCGGGGAGACAAGAGGTACCGCTATTACGTCACCCACACCGCCAACAAGCGCGGTCATGAGGAGTGCCCGGTACGCATGGTACGGGCCGGAGATCTCGAAGGCATCGTCTTTGATCAGATCAAAACCGTATTCCGGAATCCGGCCATGATTGTCAGCACCTGGAAGGCGGCGACCACCATGGATGACAGTATTACCGAAGAGGAGGTGCGCGAAGGTCTCCAATCCATCGAGGCAGTCTGGGACCATCTCTACCACAAGGAACAGGCCCGGTTGCTGCAACTCTTCATCGAAAAGATCCGGGTGGAACCCGAGGGTGTCCACATTGACATGCGAACCAACGGCATCAACAGCCTGGTGCTGGACCTCAAGGCTGCAGCCCGGGAAACCAAGGAGATGAGCGCATGAATCCGAGCATCAATCTAAGCCGAGACGGTAAGCTGATCCAGATCTTCATCCCAGCTCAGCTAGGACGCCACTCAGGCCGCAAGACCATCCTCTCACCCACCGGCCAGCCGGTGAACCCAGATCGCAACACGGAGGCCGACGTCACCCTAATCAACGCACTGGTCCGGGCACACCGCTGGAACCGCTGGCTGGCGAAGGGCAAGTACGGCAGCGTTAAAGAGATCGCCACCGACGAGGGGATCAGCAGCCCCAGCTATGCCTCCCGAATCCTGCGACTGACGCTGCTGGCTCCAGACATCCAGGAGGCGATACTAGAGAGCACCCACCCAGTCACCTTGACCCTGGCCGACTTCATGGATCCCTTTCCCCAGGTCTGGGAGCTGCAGCGAAAGCAATTCGGCTTTTGAATCCCGACAGTATTACCCGCCAGTAAGCGCCCGAGATATTTGCCCCGGTCACCGGGGCCGATATTTGAACTCAAACACATTTCGACCGCCACATTTAAACCGTTGATTTCAATCGTTTCTGCAAGCGTGACAACGGCACTTGAGGGGTACGCTTCCAATGGGCAGTCACAGAGAATATCGACCCAAGAGAGAGTCAGAGCGGGCACATGTCGGGATGGAATGGATATGTCCCGGTACGCTTGAACCAGTCGGAATCCCCCGAAGTAGCGGGGTTCAGGCACAAAAAAACCGGTTTCAGAGAACCGGTTTTTTTGTTTAATGGCGGAGAGGGAGGGATTCGAACCCTCGATACGGGGCTACCGTATACACACTTTCCAGGCGTGCTCCTTCAACCACTCGGACACCTCTCCAGATAGTTTTAACTGACAGCAGGAAAGTAAGATCGGAAAGATTACCGGACTCGAGCTTTTCTGTAAATCATCTGTCCTGGTTCAGTACATATGAGACACCGCGACCTCGGGGACCTCATACCCGGCCTCACGAAGATACTCGGCCGGGGTGCGCTGCTGCAATGCCTGATGAGGGCGCAGGAGGTTGTAGACCTGTTCCCACCATTGCACCAGGGGACGAAGCGCCCGTATCGTGGTCGGTAGCGGGTAGCTGGCATAGAACGCGTAGCGCCAGATGCCGTTGGCCCGTTCCACCCCGCCATTGCGCTGGGGCCGTTTCGGCGGCAGCACATAGAGGTCGATACCCGCTTCCTGGCAGGCCTGCTCGAAGTCGCCCTTGAATTCCGATCCTCCGTCGATCTGGATGGCCCGGATCGGAAAAGGACTGCG